AATATCCTCCCTCTAGGGGTATGGAAAATAATATCTGGAAACAGTTTAGAAGCCATTGCTACTGCTTGCTTTTTATCACTTTTCAGAGAAAAATATTTCTTCCATTTAGCAGGTCTAACTTCTATATAAGGTGTTTTGGTTATGTTTAAAGCTGTTTTAATCACTCCAAAACCCACTCCATAATTGAAAGTAGAAGTTATCCCTTGTTTGGGCATGGCCTGTGCTTTTTCTAAAGCACAGACAACATCTTGATCTGGAGAAGAGATAGGTAGCCAATTAAAAATAGTAAGGCCATCTATTTCTTTATTTCCCAACACAGGCATCTCTATCACAGAAACTTCTGTTCCATGTATCATTGCCAGAGCCCCTTTTTGCCCTGGATCAATTCCTAAATATATTTTGTTCATTTTTGGATCACCTCTTCCATTTCTAATCTTTTCTCAAGTAATTCACCAATAATAAATTTTATTTTTTCTTCCTGAAATAGCATTTCTTTTTTGAATATAAGAGATTGTCTATATGTTGAAAAAAGAAATAGAAGTAAAATAATGAGTATTATTTTTATAAAAACATTCTCATCCATTATTTATTTCTCTCTTTTTCTAATTCCTCTGCTATTTCTCTACGTCCTTCTACTGTTTTACGCTGCTGCATTTGCTCTGAATTAAATTTTAAAAGTTCAGATCCACTGATAATAGGAATTATGTCTTGTACTCTGTATCCATCTTTTTGTGTTCCTTTAATTTTTATTCTTTCTTTTTGCATACAATTCCTCCAATAATGCTTGAGTAAAAGTTATCCTATTTTCTATAATAATAGGGGAAATTATTTGTTCTATACCATCTATCTCACCAAATAATGTACTTATTTTTTCTTCGCTTCTTCTAAAATAAACCATATTTACTTTGTTTAAAGTAGAAGGTTGATCCAAAAGAAAAGGTGTTCCTCCTTTTGTAATCCAAGGCTCTAGGTAATAAACAAAGTCTTTTATTTTTGTTAATTGCTCATAATTTAATTGAACAATAGGTTTGGGTTTTTCTTTTGCAATTGGTTTAGGTATAAATGAATTAAATAGATTCATATTCATTAAATATTCCCCCATTTTCTTTTTCTATTATCGCTGGATATTTCCTTCTCAATATCATTCCATTTTTGAGCTGTTCTTATTTTTAACTCTTCTTCTAGATCATTATCTTCAATATGAGCTAACAGCTCTAAATAAGTATAATCTTTATTATCCCATGCAAGCCACGGTTCTTTTTTTTCTATTTTTTTAATATCTTTTCCTAACCCAGTTTTAAGATCATATAAGAATTTAAGATTAGAGCTTACATTATCTATCCCATAATCAAATAAAATATCAATAAAACAAGTTCTAAAAGGTTTATCATTTCTAGTTTTTGTTCCCCGTACTTTAACGCAGATTCCCACAGGACGTCCCTGCTTCATATACCTTTCTACTTCTGCTAACCAAAATACAATATTAGGATAGAAATCTAAACTTTTCCCTCCTGTTCTATACGTTTTAGCACCAAAAGAAACCCCTATTTTTTCTTTAACTTGGGATACTGCAATTAAAATCATATTGTTCTCTTCTATTTCTCTAACTCTTGTTCTAAAAATAGCATGATTCTCTTTTTGTTTAGAGAGGTTGTAGCTTCCATTTTCTTTAGTATCTGTATCACTATCTTCTTTTTTCTTTTTTCTGGAAGCTATCTTCTTTTTTCGATGCTTCATTTCATCTTCTGTAGTTAAAGCATCAAAACTATCTAATACATATATAAAGGGTTTTCCTTTTTCTTTTTTATCAAGAATATCTTGTAGATTATTTTCAAAATCTTCAATTGTGTGACTTCTCTTTTTTTGTGGAAGGAGTCCTTTATTCAAAATATCTAATCCGTACAGTTTTGGGGTATTAAATTTGTACCCTTTTTCAACATCATCATAAAACCATTCAATCCCATCTTTGGCAGAAAAAAGAGCTTTAGCAATAAATTCTCCACTTAAAAAAGATTTGCCACTGGAAGAATCCCCCACTATATTAACAATCCCATACGGGAAACCACCTCCAAGAACTAAATCAACTAAATCTGCTCCAGATAAAAGATTTTCTTTTCTTTTTGTTTTTTTAGTGGATATTGTGTTGGTTTTTACTATCTCATTTACCTCAGATTTCTTGTCCATAGAATCGCTCTCCATTTAAAACTTCATTTAATTTTTGCTCATTGACACTCCATCTCCCTCCTACTTTTAAACCTATTCCCATATCCTGACACCATCGTATAATGGTTGGTCGAGATTTCCCCGCTATTTCCATAGCGGGGGTGACTTCGATAAAATTTACTCTCTTTGGTTTATTAAGATTCGTCATCTAATCTGTCCTGCTCATCAGCACAAGCATTCCATTGACTGCATTCTTCACACTCATCATGCTCATCACAGTCCTTTCCAAATACATGATCGTGAGGGCATTTATTTTTTGTTTCTTTTTTCCTTTTTCTTTCCCTTCTTTTGCTCTTATCATCAGTTACTTTTTCTTTTGCTTTAGTAGGTTGTTCATCTTTTGTCTCTTCTTCCTCTTCGGGCTCATCCTCTTCTTCATCCTCCTCTATTCCAAGAAAAGCATTTCTTACTTCTTCATAGGTAGGAATAACTAGATACTCATCCAAAGCATACGTTTCTTCAAAGATATCTTCGGAATAAGGATTTTCTCTTTCTTCAAAAGTGAAATCTTTAAATTCAAAATAAGAAGATTTTTTGTACTTTTTACCTTTTGCTCTAAATTCAATAGAATAACCTTCTTCTATATCAAATATTGTAGGAACTTCTTCTTTTTGTTTGAAAACTTCAATCTTTTCTAATAATTCAAGCTCAAACAAAAAATGACTTACATCAAAAATTTGTATTCCTGCTTCTTTATCATCTAGGTCTATTATGTTATAGGCAGTCCTCATTTGAGAATTAAGGGATTTAATTTCATCCTCATCTGAATTTTCATTTTGACGTAAAGCAGCTTGCTCTTGACAAATAGCACAAGGTTTCCCATACATTTTTTTAAGACAAAGATAAGATGCTTCTTCCGGCCCGACTTGATAATGTACAGCATATTCAAGCAAATAATCTTCAAATCCTTTCTTCATTTTTCCTGGATGATGATCTGTTCCTACTAAATAGGGAAGGATGTCAATTCGATTTGGCCCTTCTTTTGGTTTCCACCAGGATATTTCCTGTCCTTTATAATCAATTGCTCGTTTACCTGAAAAACCTTTTTTATCCTTATTTTCAATGTTTTTTGTTGTTCTTTCTTGCAGTGCTTTTTTTCTTTCTTCTCTTGAGATCTTCTTCATTAAAAAACTCCTTTTGCTCTCTTAAATTTAATCGTATTAATAGACGACCGACTAATAAAATAAAACATATCACATAAATGTGAAATGCGACTCCTTTTAAAAAAAGAATAAAAAAATCATACATTATCTTTACCTTCTTTTATTTCTGCCCTCCTCTTTCTTTTTTTATTTAGTTGTTCTTTTTGTGTTTGCGAAATTCCTTTTGTAGGTTCAAAAGACAAGTCTTCATCCTCTGTCATTCTATCTGCTTTAGGTTCGGAAAAATACCCTCCTATAAACAATTTAACTAGATTCTCTAATGCTGATTTTCTTTGTTCCATTGCTCTTACAGCAGATATATAAATAGAATAATCATATTCTGCATCAATTAGCTCATTATGTGCTTTGGAATAATCAGGGTGTAGAATTACCCTGCTTTCAACTATTTTCTCGGTGATCTTTTCTGCTGTTTCTACCGCTTTTCTTCTAATGCCTGTGTCAATTATTGCTCTGATTGTATCCAAGGCTTCTTTGCTCTTTTTCTTATCCTTGTCCGCCTCTGCTGCTTTTTCTGCATAAATCATATATTTTGCAGATTGTTGTAGCCATTCCTTGTCCAATTGATGCTCATCAATTAGTAAATCTTCATTGTATCCCATTGCTCTCTCCTTTTTTATTATTTATGTTATTAAATTTAGTCAAGTTATATTTCTTCTTTTTTTAATTTTGCCCACTCCCATTCCTCTTCAATTTGATTTTCATACTGCCTATTTACTTTTTTAAGAATATTTAAAAAATAAAAAGTTGTAAGATCACAATCGCCATTCTTTTCAACTGACTTTTCTATTATCTCTACTAATATATCAAATCTATCTTTCATTGCTCTCTCCTTTAATACTTTGTTAATTTTAAAGAATCATATGGTAATTTTTTTAAATGTTTTTTATTTATAATAATAAATTTATTACTCTCTAATTGCTCTATCATATCATCTCCTCTTTTTCTAATTTCAGTATTTCCTCAATTGGTTTTTGTTTTATTTTTTCAAGTAATTTGAATATTTCTTTAAGTGTATTATCTTTATCTGCATAATAAAAGATTGAATCATTATATCCTTTTAAAACATAAATCAATGCTTCAACCAATAATACATTCATTTCTGCAACAAATTCTTTTTGTTTTTCAAG